TCTTAGGGTAGGATTACGAGTTAATCCGTTTGGAGTAAACAGATATGCTACATTATCTGATTCGTCAACACCTTTAACAGTAAAGGTGCTTTGAATTTCTTTTTGCTGCCCTAATACTTCAATAGAACGAGGACCAAAAGGTAACCAATAGTATTGTTGATAGTTTACAAACTTATCCCAACAGATATGGGGATTCCAACTATAAAATTCTTCCTTGTTTAATCTACTGTGGTTGGTAGTTATTCCGTCAAATACATCAATGTGACTAACATGATCAATGTAATCTTTAAAAAATGATGTATTGCCTAAATAATCTTGTACAATAGCAGCAGGTTCAAATTGATAGTCTTGTCGCGTTTTATCTGGCGCAGACAAAAATATATCTGAGTTTACTACAGCTTTGGCATTTTGACGACCAATGTAACCGTTTAATTTTTTAACTGTACCAGGTTGATTTAATTGATCAAGTGTTGCCTGTAAAAATTTCTTGTTACTTTTAGTTCTATAAAATCTTGGTAGTAAATTAGAAGTTTCTCTTTTCTCTACGTTAGAAATTGGAACCTTAGGTTCGTTTTGATCTTTATTATAAGCCATCAGTTACTCCCTGAGCTTGTAATTGCCTGTTGGCTGCTAGATGTTTGAGTAGTCTTAATAATTGCACTCTTAATCTTACTTGCTGTAATTGTTGAAATAATTTCGATATCATCAATTGTTGCACCATTAATAAAAATTTGATCTTTTTCACTTCTAATTTCAAATAATCCGCCAAAACTTAAACCGCTTTGCTTTGGCACTATGACAAAGTTCACTGCATATGGACTTAGTCTATTCATAACATAAGTTGACAATTCACTAAAATAGAAATTGTCTCCGAAGTCCCAATTTTCTAACGCAAAAAATTCAGAGATTGCCGAAAGTACTCTAGTTTTTATGTCGTTATCGCTAATGACCATTTCTGAATTTTTAACAACTTTAAATGTTGCCTGCACATCAACTGTTGCTTTAGATCCAAATAAAACTTTATATTTTACCGGATGATAGATAACTTCGTCACTAATTGATTTAATCTTGTTAAGATCAGAACTTAGAAGATTATATAAAGAATCAGTGCTTAATGGGAGAGGTTCTGTTGTAATTGATCCGTTAAGCCATTGTCTATAATTAATGTCATACTGTTTGGTTAATACATAAACATCAACAAGATTGGTTATACCTGGGTCAATTCTTGATTCATAATCAGCATTGTGTATATACTGGAATTTAATCTTGTCTCTACCAATATAAATTTTATAATCAGTTGATACTGTAAATTCAGATGTAATTTTATTAAATTTCTTAATTACATTAGTGTCAATAAAATAAAAATACTGTCCATCGATATAGTTATTAAAATCTATTGCAGCAGTTTGAGAAGTAAAAATTTTTACTTTTTCATCGCTGTTTGACACATATCTATAGTCTTCTTGACCTTGAGCAATAGTATACTTTTCTAATATTACATAACGTTTTTGTAAATTGACATTTGATAAATCGACTATTTGTTCAAAGAGCGTTGGATCGTCTACGACGCCATCATCATCGCTGTCATTGAAAGCAATTTGAATTTTTTTTGTATCAACATAGCCATCAAGTCCTCTAAATTCTTCAGTAATTTCCCAATCTCTATCATAGGTAAAAGGCACAGTTAGACCCGGTTGCGTATTGATGTTTAAAATTTTAACTACATCTTTGACTACACTATTGTTTCGTGTGTCATAAATTTTATCGCTGGCATCAAAGAAAAATCTAACCTGTTGATCGCTTTCAAAGATGTATCTGGTCAAACGACTGGTAACAGTATAATATTCTGTATCGGTAGTAAACAGTAACAGCCAGCTGGCATCAGCTTTTTGATTTGTAACATCTCCTGCTCGACCAGTATTAAACACATCGGTGGTGTTAAGATTAGTTTCTGCAATAATTTTCCAACTTCTTGATTCAGCATCGTAACGAAGACCAAACTGCTTGTTTGAAAAAATTACATCAACCATGTTAGTAACTAGTCCAGGCTCAAGAGTAGTTCTCCACGCAGGAATTATTTCACTGATATGAGCACCATCTGGAATAACATCGTTGAGTACTATTGGCCCTGTCCCGTCAATGAGAATACCGGTATTATTGTTTGTGCCGTCTCCACTAATTTTTACAATTTTAGACCATAGCGTGTTAGTAAGACCTGTAGTAGCTGTAGCAGTATATTCCCATTCGTTGTTTTTGTTCTTGTTAAAAAATTGCCCTGTTGGTGCTGTAAATTTTACTAAAGATCCCACTGTTAAAAATCTTAAATTAGTTGTGGTATACGTACTAACTTTTTGAATTGAATTATATTCGTCTTGAATATACCCGGTGGATTGATTTGTATCAATTGTCCTTACTTTCCAAAATAATTCTTCATTTAAAATTATTCGATCAAACTTTGAATAAAAAAAGTTTTTTAAATTAGAAGATTTCAACACGTCAGATAGTTCATTATAAATGATTGCTTCAATATCTGTTCTAGTTGTATAAGAGAATCTAAAACTATCAACATAATCTTCTTTATAAAGAGCACCGTCATCAGCAAACAGATTAGTTTTACTGTATTTTCCTGTAGGATCAACTAGATCAAAATAACGACTAATTCCGCTTGAACTTCTATTCACTGCTTTTACTTTAACCACTTCTTGATTGACACCCAAAGGACTAATATTATAATCCTCAGCGGTAATCATTCTATTTTGTGTATAATAAGTTGCCGGTGCTCTAGTCTTAATACTATCATTAGACTCAGTTGGGCTAGAATTTGACACAGAGCTTTGTAAACTCAATGTAATTGTTAATGTTTCAATTTGTCCTACATTACTAACATAGGGAATATCAATACTAACATTTTTAATATCTTTAGGATTTATTGTATAACTAATGCCGTTACTGACACGATAATAAGTTCTAAATGTTCCTTGTGGTAAATTTCCAAACACACCGTCACTGAATACTAAACTAATTCTATCGTTGGCTCTAGTAACCACACCGTAAATATTTCTAATGCTTTTATTCAAGCTGTTATAGATAATATTGTTCCCTTCAAAACTAGGAACTTGTGCCCAGTATTCATTTTCAATACCGTTTTTATCTAATCTGTACAGCCAAACATCGGAGTTATTAACATTTACAGCATCAATATCTACAGTTTCATCTGTAGCAGGTTGAAGCAATGTAAAACTGCCTTGATTTAGTGTTCCCTGTCTAAAATGCAGGAAGAAACCTGTATTTGAACTGCCGTTGCCTTTACCATCGTTTCTATACACAAAAGCTAGACGATTGCCTAAGCTAGGTGGTTCTTCGTATATTTCATTGGCTGCTTTGAATGTTGTACTAACAATTTCAAATCCCATACTTCTACCATCTACTGCTTTGGTAAAACTGTATACAGGAACATCAGTGTTAGCACTTTGTAATCTATACTGCTCTGTAGGAATTCCATAGACTGTGCCTTTATCGTCAGGATTACCAAATTGTCGAGAAGCTGGGAGAGCAGAATTTAGTATTTTAATAAATTGGTCTTGCCAATTTGCATTAGCAGGATCGTTCCAGCTGATTACTTGGCCAGATAAATTTCGTCCGTTGCTGTCATAAACATTTTGAGAAGTAGCTATTGATACAAATTTAAGTAGACCGCTAGCGGCAATATTTCTTTTAGCTTTATAACTAAGCAGTCTAGCTAACCTTAAAACACTTTCCCTGCGTTCTGCTAGTTCTAAGAAGTTTTCTCGAGCATTTAAATCAACTCTAAAGCTGATACTTTGACCTAAAAAGGCTATTAAATCTATTAAAGCAAGGTATTCACTTGACTCAACGTAGTCATTAAAATCTTCAGGATAATTTTCGCGAATATAACTAATCATCACGCGACGTAGATTCTCAAAGTCATAGCTTTGAAAATCAGCGTTGCGGAAGCTCTGATAAATGCGTTTCCAGTCTTCTGCTACTAGTAATCTATTTTGTCTATCGGTTGCTGACATATCTGCGTCCCATTATACAGATATTTATCGGATTTTATTATGTGCTAAGTTAATTAGCTAATAGTCCGTTTGCTTGATCAAATCTAAATTGAATTGCTTCTTGAATGTTGTAAGGAAGATACGTAAGTTCACATTCAATTTGTATACCAGTTTCATAACTGGTTACAATGACCTGTTTAGCCGTAACTCTAGGGTCGTAGTTTATAATTTCTTCAACATTTTTTACAATTAACTGTTTAATGTCTTCAGTTAAGGGCTCAAATAATATATCCCAAATTACTGTACCAAATGTTGGATTTTCTAATCTTTCGCCCTGTCGAATATGAAAATGATTAATAATATCCTGTTTAATAAGTGCAAGATCATACAGAGCAAAACTCTTTGTTTCACCATTTACAGTACTAAACCCTTTGTAAGTTTTAGTACCAGGTAAGTTTGTACTAGTTAAAGGCGGGCCTTTTAGTACAACTTTATCGTATAATTTTTGACTAGCGCTCATATTAATATTTACTCCTCTTCAGATGCTTTAATTTTAGCAAAAGTATCAGTAAGAGTACTGTAAGTTTTCCAACTAGCTGGCACTGGGATGTCACTGCCAGCTTCTCTATCTGTTAAGTCTGATTTAAAACTTAACGGATCTAAATTTTCATGGTGTGGCCAAGGCTCGTGGCTAGGAATTCTTAACATTATACTGTCAACGGTTGCTTCTGTTTCATCAGGATTAGCAAAAGTAGTTAGCGGAACTGCCGGAGTTGCTGTAGCTGCACTAGGACCATTCATATGAATAGCACTAGCTGTTTCAATATGTTGGCCGCCGCTTTTAAGATTTGTTGAGCCAACGGCTGTAAGATTATTATCTCCAGTTGTAGCAACATCTAGATCTCCAGTAGTTGTTATTTTTCCACTGCCTAATACTATAAGATTGTAATCTGTACCAACTTCTATTTGTGTTCGTTCTGCACTTTTAAAGTTAATATTTCTGCCTGCTTCAAAGTTAAAATCTCTATCTGCATAAAAATTAAAATCTTTTTTAGTTCTTACACTAATACTATCTTCTGCATAAATGTCAATTTTCCCATCGCTGGTTAATTCAATCCAAGCAGTCCCTCTAGCATTACCAATATAAATTAAATCTTCTGAATTATGTAAAAGAATTTGGTGGCCTGTGCGTGTTCGTAATCTAATAAGTTCGTTATGAGGAATTTCTGGTAGCCCATCTGTTTTACCTTGCTCAACAGCCGCATATTCGGGAGGACCTTCGCTAGCTGTAGTTTTTCTAGTAAATTTGTCATCGCCGTCGTCCATAACAAAACTTGAGCCACCAAGTCTACTAACAAATGCACCAACTACTTTGTGTTCAGCTTTACCTTGTCTTCCTTGTTTGGCGCCGTCTCTTTTATCTACGGGTCCTGGGGTAGATATTCCAAACACTGCACTAGGTACTTCTCGTCTAGCACTCGAAGTAGTAATTCCTCTTGTATCGTCTTGCAATAATCCCTGTGTATCTAGTGTGTCTTGCAAAGGACTTGCAGGTTTAGGAATTGATGTAGGATCCGCAGTGTTTGCCTGAGTTACTTTGTTATACTCTGCTACTGGTACACGTTCTTGTGTTCCATCGATGTGAAATGAAGATGCTGCGTATCCTGGCATCATAAAATTCATTGCTTTGTCTTGTACACACCCAATCCAAAAACCTTTTCTTGGGTCGCCGTCAACAAATATTACCATTACAATACTGCCAACATCGGGTGGGATCATCCACATGCCGTAACTTTTTTGTGTATTATTATAGTCATCTTCGTCACCAACAAAGTCAACACTAGTTTGACCAGCAAAGGGGCTTAGATATCTTACTTGGTGTAATTGGCCAGATTTAGCATCGTCGTTACCTACCTCGTGCAACAATTGCACTTCTAGGGTGCCCATATATGTTGGGTCAAGGTGACTAACAATTTTGGCCAAATATGGCCCAGGACTAGATTTTTCTTGACTGCCTGACGGTCTAACTTCTTCTGCCATGTTTTATCCTGGGAATCCTGCAAGATCGGCACTTGCTTGTATTTCGCTCGCTGTTCTTAATTCTTCGCTTGGGGAAGGAACAGCAGTTACATTACCTTCAGAATCTGTAATTAATTTAGATCCGTCATCAAATGTCTGTATGCTAGATCCGTCATCAAATGTTTGAATGTTTGCATTTGCTACAGGTTGACCCGGAGTAGAAGCCAATTGAACTGGGGCAGTTGATTTAACGTCTTGACCTCTTAACCTTAACATTTTTAATACTTGTGTAAATTTTCCTCTGTTAAAATTACTATCAACAGATACTACTTTATATAAGCCACTAAATTGATTTACATTTTTATTTCTAAATTCGTACAAACCAGTTTCTGTATTTGTATCCAACGGTGTTCTAAAATTACACAGCACATGCACTTCACCGTTTTGATAATTCATAGAACCATCTGCTGTCATATGTTTATTATCTGTAGCTACTGCACTATAATTCCCCATACCGCTATCTGCTAGATAATAGGGATCTCCTAATATTGTTAAATTTAAATTAATCATGTCAACTCCAGCAGTAAGAGCATCGTGAAATTGTCTAGCAGCCAAACTTGCTGCATCATCAAGGCCGCCGCCACCTTTGTAAGCAGTACTGGTTGCAACACCGTCTTTGATTACAGTAGTTGGCATTGAATTTTCTCTAGGAGCAGATCCAGCCGGATCAGGTTGAGTGCCGGTAGTACCTTGTTGACCGGCGCCGCTAGATTGTTCAGTAATTTTTGTATCGCCGTTATTTTTTCCGCCGTCAGCCATCATTGCAGAATAAAACCCGGCTTTAAATTCTATGTCCCAATCTAAAATATCTACGTTTTTGCCAGTGTATATAAAATTATATTCTTTAACTACTTGTTTTTTTGCCTGATCTGTTCCGGGCTTTGGAGTGTTTGGAGGTAAAAACACACTGGCGTCTACATCATACGGTACTACGCGATATACAATTAGTTTTGGTTTTACACCTGTTTTAGCTAAGTTAGCGTCTGTTGGTATATAGTATAGATGTGTTTCAACTCTCCACCATTTAACACTACCGTCATTGCCTATTTGAGTTAGTGCTGTACGACCATACTCGCTCATTAGAATAACTTGATTAATTGCATTAACTACATCGCTACCCTGTGCAAATTTAAATTCGCCTACAGAAGGGTTAATGGTCATTTCTCCACGACGATATGTTCCAGTTGCTTGATCAAATGCAAAATTATCTTTGGCAAATGGTGTGCCACCGTCATTAAACAAACTAAATCCCATTGTGCTTGACCCAATATCGTTAACTGTTCCTTCTTCTTGCACTTGAGTTTTGTTAATACTGCTAGTGGTAACTTTTAATTTTTTGAACAGATCCATATCTGCGCCGGCGCTTGCTGGAGCAATAGTTGCTCCCATTGGTTTACCAGTATCATCGTTAGGACTGCCAGTAAAATCTCCAGTTTTTAAATCTTTAGGAAAACTAATTAAAATTTGATCTGCAACATTTACGTCTTTACGTTTAACTGCTTCGTTTAATCTGTCGTTAAGTACACGCTGAAGACTTTTTTCGCCTGTTTGCAACATTTCAACAACTGTTTTTCCTGAAATAGATATATCAGTTTTAAACTGACTGTAAGTACTTGTGTAGGCTTTTTCGTTTACTGGATAAGCATCACAATCATATTCACTACCTTTACCGCTAACTTTAATTCCTAACTGTCTAAGTCTCAACGGAAAATATTTTGTTGTTCTGTCAATTTGAACATTTTGTAAATCTGCATCAATGTGACCTTTAAATTCTACTGTTAAAAGTAACGGCATGTCTAGATAATTTCTATGACCTGCTGTTTTTGCTGCGGCCTGCAACACTTCGAAAAACAATCCCATCGAATACGGTTCAATTATTTTAAATTTAAACCCTGTAGCATTGGTATTACCTGTTGATTTTTCAAAACCAATACTGCTATTAATTTGTAATCCTTCTATAAAAAAATCAAACGTGCCTGCGGGATTGGCTGTTGTTCGATAGGCTGTTGGAACTCTATCTGTAGGATTGCCGCTGCCGCTTTTAAGTATTAGTGGACCTAACATTCCTTTTCTATAAGTTTCATTTGGAAAATTTATCTGTGTATCATCCATTACACTCAGAGTAAAGATGTAATTAAATGAAGTATAATTGTGTAGTATGTTTGGAACTGGGCCTGTTAGTCCCGAAGGAACTGTTGTTACTGCGCCGGCAGCATTTTCAAATAAATTTCCTAAATTGTTAACATTGTTTCTTGCTTGATTTAAAGCGCTCTGTATCTCAGCTGCTCCAGGTATTGCGCTGGTTATGCTGCTAATATTAATACCAAGTCCAGATTTTACAGAATCTTTAAGAGAAGTTAATGCTCCACTAGCAGCAGTCAGTCCTTTGGCCAATCCAGTATCTGATACTACTTGATTAACTTTACTCGTAACTGTTGTGGCTGCACTTGCAATATCAAAAGACATGTTAAATTCCTAATACTTTGAATAGGCCTGTGCGTTTAGGAATATAAATCTGTTTACCAGGAATAAAATCGTAAATTGGATCTTGCAATATGTCTAAATTTCTTTGTGTAAAGACCCACCAAAGTTTAGAAGTTCCGTATAAGTCGTACGACAATAAATCCGGCCTGTGAGAATATTGTGGTTCTATTGTGTAAAGGAAGTCGTCACTTTCTGCTGCTACAGGTCTAATACTTAAAACATTTAAATAATTTTGTACTACACCTGTAGTAAACCATGGACTTGTATTAGCGTATTTGGCCATTATACGTATCCTCCTGTGGAGACATAGTCTCCGTTTACAAATCGCTGTAAACTAAATTGTTTCATATTTTCTCTACTGAAAATTGGCTGTAGAGTAACTGTTAGTGTACTTTTAACAGGAACCCAACTATTTCCGGATGTACCAAAGTTGCCGCCACCTTGCAATGTTGCAGCGGCGCCGCTAATCAAGTTCGATATACCTGCTACTGCTCCTCCAATTGCGCCCACCTTACCCAGTGCTCCTGCTACTTTGTTAGCACCTACTGCACCTGCCACACCTGCAAGACCAGATGCTAACGTTGATACATTAGAAAGATTTACTAACGGTCCACCTGATGAGCCTGATCCAAATGTGGCAGCAGCTGACACACTAGTATTAATATAATTTGAATCAGCTGGCAATTCAATTTGAAACGCTTTAACTATAACTGGTACATTTTTAAACACGTAATCACCGTAACCATTTAATTTTAATATTGGCGGTGGGTTACCCTGAAGGTCGCCTTCACCTGTAAACATTTTTGTAGCACTACGTAGAAAGTGTACAGCAGCTAACCAGTATAGAGCCTGTGCGCCATCTTCAACATGGAACGCTCCTGAAATAGTAAACTGATCAACTCTGCTGTTTTGATAAAATGTAAAAGCATAATTTTGATGAGTTATAGCCTGATCTTCATAACTGGCCGAACTTGAAATTTGTATTGTTGGAGTGTAAGGAAATACTAACGAATTTCCCGCTTGTACTAAAGGTTGTAATACTGGACTGCTAGTAAAAGCTGCCGGTATAGACAGTCTAACACGCCAGTCGTTACTGGTATCTGCTCCTCCAAAGACAGCTTGAGCTAATTTGCCAGTACTACCCGGCATCCCGCCCGCAGGCAAATTAATGCTTCGTAATTTAGAGATCAAAGCCGCGGGATTTGATAAATTATTAAGCGCACCTGCTAGATTACTCGCTACGTTCAATGCACCAGACGCAGCACCAATTACGCTATTAAGACCCGGTCCAACATCAAATAATGGCATCAATCTCTCCTTTTTGTCTATTATTTAGTTGACAAAATTAAGTGCATACTTTATAATACTAGAGAACATGGAATCTATATGAAAGTAAACTATCTAAACAACAAAGATTTATTAGAAGAAATACACAAAAGTAAAAATACATTTTGCTCATTTACTGACCCAGAATATCATCGTTACGATATAATTTTGCCCAGTATTGAAAAAATCAATATTAGAACTGTAGCTGAGGCCAAAAGAAATAGAGCTAAAAGGCTATCTGGTTTAGAATATGAGCGTAGAAAACAAGCAGGAGAAAAGGTCAAACAGGCGGATTGCGAAATTGATTATAAAAAAATAGCAAAAGGCGATCTAGTGTTTAGAATTATGACTTTCGATCATATTCCATTAAACAGTACTAGAAAAAAGAATCCAAAAACACTAGCTGACCATAGGGACAAAGTAAATTTCCCGCCGTTCCAACATTGGAAATTTGACGAAAACGATGTACTAGTATGTGTAGGCAAAAGCCACTGGAAGGGCTCTGTTGAAAAAGGCAAGTTTTCAAAAGAGCACGGTCAGATTACCAATACCCTTGCTCGAATGTATATTAAATTATGCGAACGATATGCCACTCGAGGCAACGTCAGAGGCTATACCTACAACGACGAAATGAAAGGGCAGGCAATTTTACAGTTAACACAAATTGGTCTTCAGTTTGACGAATCAAAATCAGATAATCCATTTGCTTATTTTACTGCCGCAGTGACTAACAGCTTTGTTCGTATTATCAATTTAGAAAAACGTAATCAAAATATTCGTGACGATCTCTTAGAAATGAACGGCATGAATCCTAGCTATACTAGAATGGGTCAAGGTGATTATGAAAATGCAGTAAAACGTTTTGAAAATGTCGACGATTGACTTTTTTAAAAGTTATGTCTATACTATAGGACTGGAGGTTCAAGTTTGAGTAATCTTTTTAAAAAAGCCGCATGTTTTACTGATATTCACTTTGGTTTAAAATCAAATAGTCAAGTACACAATCAAGACTGCGACGAGTTCATTGATTGGTTTATTGCTACTGCTAAAAAAGAAGGATGCGATACTGGCATCTTTTTAGGAGATTGGCATCACAATCGTAATTCGTTAAACATTACCACAATGGATTACAGTCTACGTGCCTTGGAAAAACTAGGAGCTGCATTTGATCAGTTCTTTTTCTTTCCAGGCAATCATGATCTTTACTATAAAGATAAACGTGATATCCACTCTGTTGAGTTTGGCAAGTATATTCCAGGCATTACCATTGTACATAAGCCAATAACCACAGGCGATGTCACTATGTGTCCGTGGTTAGTAGGCGACGAATGGAAATCAATTGGTAAAAAAGGTGGCAAGTATATTTTTGGTCACTTTGAACTGCCTAACTTCTTTATGAATGCCATGGTACAGATGCCGGATCATGGTGAGATTCAACTGGATAATTTTGCTGAATACGAACTAGGCTTCAGCGGACACTTTCATAAGCGTCAAAATAAGAAAAATATGCACTACATTGGTAATGCATTTCCGCACAACTATGCAGATGCATGGGACGATGATCGCGGTATGATGATTTTAGAATGGGGCGGAAAGCCAAAATATATCAACTGGGATAACTGTCCTAGATTTAGAACTGTAAAACTAAGTCAACTTATTGACGAAGCCGATACTTTGCTCACTAGTAAAATGCATCTTAGAGTAAGTTTAGATATTGACATTAGCTACGAAGAAGCCAGCTTTATTAAAGAAAAGTTCTTGACTGATTATAACATTCGAGAACTTACTCTCATACCTGAAAAGAAAGAAATTGAAATTAATACCGATATTGACATTCAGGCATTTGAAAGCGTAGATCAAATTGTGAGTAATCAACTTGTTAATATTGAAAATGGTACTTACGACAAGAATGTATTACTGAGCATTTACAACAACTTATGATTAAAATCAAAGAATTAACAGTTAAAAATTTCATGAGCGTGGGCAATCAAACCCAGGCAGTAGACTTTGGTAAAGAAAATCTTACTCTTGTACTAGGAGAAAACTTAGATCAAGGTGGAGACGATAGTGGATCACGCAATGGCACAGGTAAAACTACCATAGTCAACGCATTGAGTTATGCTATCTACGGCCAAGCACTAACTAGTATTAAAAAAGATAACTTGATTAACAAAATCAACAACAAGAATATGTTGGTTACATTATCTTTTGAAAAAGATGGTCGAGACTACAGAATAGAACGTGGTCGTAAACCCAGTGTAATGAAATTTTTTATTGACAATCAAGAACTGACTTCTGAGGAAACCGATGATAGTCAAGGCGATATGCGTGAAACACAAAAAGACATAGATGACATCATTAGCATGAGTCATCAAATGTTTCAAAATATTGTAGCTCTTAACACGTATACTCAGCCTTTTTTAGCTACTAAATCCAATGAGCAAAGAGAAATCATTGAACAGTTATTAGGAATTACCCTTTTAAGTGAAAAAGCTGAAACTCTTAAAGAACAAATTAGACAGACTAAAGATCAAATTACACAAGAAAATGCTGATATAGAAGCAGCAAAAAAATCTAACGATAAAATCCAGCAGAGTATTGACAGTCTTATCACTAGACAAACAGCTTGGCTTAAACAACAAAAACTTGACTGCGAAAAAATTGCTAAAAGTATTTTAGAACTACAAAGTGTTGACATTAATCAAGAATTAGAGCAACATGCTAAATTAAAAAATTACGAAGAGCAAGCAGCAAGGATAAAAAGCCTTAATAAAGAAAAGGCTACACTAGAAACTGCTGTCATTCAAGCAGACAAACAGGTTACAAAATATCAAACCGAAGTTGAACAACTAAAAAATAATACCTGTCCAAGCTGTAAGCAGGGTGTGCATACTCAAACACACGAAGAAATGACTGCCGTTGCAGAAAAGAATTTAGCAGATGCTTTTCTTTACCTACAAAGTGTATCAGACAGCTATGCTACTGTAGTTCAAGAACTAGAAGAAATAGGCGACATCAATGGCAGACCAAAAACTTATTACGACACCATTGAAGAAGCATTGACACATCAGAACAATCTTACAGGATTAGAAAATGGTCTTGCATTACGTCAACAAGAAATAGATCCTTATCAAGAACAAATTGACGAGTTGAGAAATACTGCCATTCAAGAAATAACTTGGGACAATATTAACAATTTAACTACCCTAAAAGATCATCAAGAATTTTTATTGAAGCTATTAACTAACAAAGACAGCTTTATCCGCAAAAAGATCATAGATCAAAACCTAGCCTACCTCAATAACAGATTAACTTACTATCTGGACAAGATGGGATTACCTCACACAGTTGTATTTCAAAATGATTTAACTGTAGAAATTACACAGCTAGGACAGGATTTAGACTTTGATAACCTAAGTCGTGGCGAACGCAACAGATTGATACTAGGATTATCTTGGGCATTTCGTGATGTATGGGAAAGTCTATATCAAAGCATTAATTTATTGTTCATTGATGAACTAATTGATAACGGTCTTGATGCTAGTGGTGTAGAAAATGCACTGGGTATTTTAAAGAAAATGGGAAGAGAACGTAAAAAGAACATTTATCTTATCAGTCATAAAGATGAACTAGTAGGTCGTGTCAATAATGTATTGAAAGTTATTAAAGAAAACGGATTTACCAGTTATTCAAATGATTTAGAAATAGTAGAATGACAAAAACAGCACATGACCGGTTAGTAGAATTATTCCGTGAATACTTTAGATTAAATCAAGAATGGGAATCTAAAGAAACTCACGCAGCCGGCATGCGTGTACGCAAGGCATTAAGTGATATGAGGCATTTGGCCAGTGATAGGCGCAAGGAAATTCAGGCAGTAAGAGTTACTAAACCAAAAGTAAAAAGTCCCAAGTACAAAGAAAACCAAAAAAGACAGGCAGAAGACGACAACAACACTAACTAAGTGCATGTTGTGGAAATATCAAGATCAAATAGTAGAAGACATACCCGAAGGCTACATAGGTTTTGTATATCTTATTACAAATCTCACCACTGGACAAAAGTATATAGGCAAAAAATTAGCCCAATTTAAAAAAACACGGCCACCTCTCAAAGGCAAAAAACTCAAAAGACGTTCAGTTGTTGAAAGCGACTGGCGTGACTATTGGGGGTCAAGTGATAGACTACAGGCAGATGTAGCACAATTAGGTCCAGAAAATTTCACTAGAGAAATACTTTATTACTGTAAGAGTAAGGCAGAAATGTCATATCTAGAGGCTAGAGAACAGTTTGAACGTCGTGTACTTGAAACAGATGAATACTATAACGGTATTATCAACTGTAGAATTGGCGGATCAAATATACTCAGGCAGCGATTACTAGAACAAGCACAGGCAAAATCAAACGGTTAAAGCCAGCGTCAGCTAATTTCGGACGCCCAAATCCCTGGTGATGTCGCGGGGTAAGGAAATCTCTCGCCGTTGTGAGTTTATAGCAACTATCCTTTACAGGACGATGTTCGGATATGCCTACATACAACCGGATTTGCTGTTTGAAAAGATTTAAAAAAGGCTAAAAGAAGGGTGACTCCCTAACGGCTGTACAGATGATAGCGTATCAGTACAGGCCTGCCGTTGTGATAAGACGGGATGAGTAGGTACCGGACAACCGCCTACGTAAAAATGTTTAATATATTGTACAAAATCCTGTGTTTTGTTTAATATATTGTACATTTTATAGTCCTAACGCTGTGTGACATTAGCAACTCAGATAATGTTTCTTAGCCCTAACGGGCTAAGTGTGACTACACAATCTAGATAATATTTAAATGCTTCGCATTAGAAAAAAAAGAAAAATAGTTCGAGCGCAAGCGAAGAACAGAAGAACGTTAGTTCTTCTTTAAATAAATAAGATATCATGAAAGTTTACGAAATTCTCGAAAGAAAACAGATTAATGAAGTAGCACCTGCTGCTGTTATTGCAGGAATTGGTATTGGCACTATTGTGAGTGCAATTTCTGTAGGTATGGCTGCTTGGGGTGCCTATGACATTTACAATTTTATCAAGCAATACGGCGATGATCCTGAGTCAGTTACAGAAGAACAATGGGGCGAACTTTTTATAGATGCAGCTCTATTATTCACTCCTGGTCTAGCTAGATTAGGTCGTCGAGCAGTAGCAAGGTTATTCCCTGATGCAGCTAAAAAATGGGGAGGTAATTGGATTCGAGAGCATGTGATTAAAAAACACAGAGAAGCTAGACGAAAAGCCAAAGAAAAATACGATCGAGAAATGCGTAATGCAAGGACCCCCGAAGGTCGAGCAGCAGCTAAAAAGCGTTACGAAGAACGTAAAGCCAAAGCTAAAAAAGCTGCTGAAACTGGTTTAAGCAATCTTCCAAGATATGCGCTAGAAGCAGTTAGTTTAATGTTTACCGCTAACTATTTAAGAGAGTGGTACGAAAAATACAAACTGTTAGAAATTGAATATCAGGCTTGCCTAGACGGCGACAAAACAACAAAATTTGGTGATGCTGGTCCAGAAGAAGCCTACGAGCTTCTTCAAAGAGAACGTATAGCTTTATTAGGAGAAGCTTCGGCAGTAATAGCAGTTCAATTTGGTCTACTTAATAAAGTTGGTGCATTCTTTAAAATAGTAGGTGGAGTATTAGGCAAAGGAGCCGGGTATGCTGTTGGAGGTAGACAGTTGGCAGCAATTACCGAACTAGTAGGTAAATTACCTGGCGGAACTGTGCAGGCAGCAGCTAAATTATTTGACGGTAGTCCTGCTAGAAAAATAGCATTTACAACATTTGTTCAAATGCCAGAAGCGCAAAAACTTGCTTCTTATCTAACAGGAGGTTTCCTTGATTTGCCTGTTAGAACTTTAAGAGATTGGTTGGGAATGACTACTGATACGGCCATTGGGATTTTAAATGCAGGACTTGAAGCTGCTGGAGAAAAGCTAGGAGTAACTGCTCCTCAAATATTGCCAGGTCCTAAGCCGCCAGCAGCTGATCCTGACGATCCTGCTTCTGCGACATCACCAGACGACAAGTATGGTGTTGCTATGAAAGTTCAACGCAATCCACAAAATCCTAAAATAATATATGTAGACGGAGTTCAGATAACTGATGCAGAAGGATATCAAGATGTCATGAACTCAACACTTGATGATATTAAAAATAGAGCTAATTTATTAGGTAGACCAGATCCAACAGCAGGAATTCCTAAACGTCCAGGACGAGATTACACAAGATACAATCCTAAATAAGTGGTAATCTAGAATTTTTAGTAATTTCAATATTATCTTTGATAATTTCATTCATAATCATTCGATCTTCGTATGAGTATGAATGCAGCAGAGATTCACTAGATACACCTCCTCGCATATACCAGCTAATTCTAAAAATTTCGTCTTTGATCTGTTTTGATTCTTTGTCTAAATTTTGAATATAGTTAGCAATGCCAGAGTTATCGAGTGACAGTAACCTTAAACGAAAAAATTTGATTGATCCAATCCTACTTCAATACTAGCTTCTGTTCCGCAATTAGAACATTTAACTTGATGATTGGGCATTGACCAAGCCTCTTTGGTTTTTTCTAGATGATCTTTTATCTTGCTATAATCATCTCTATTAGAATTAAGTAACCATTCTCTAATATGATCTCTTTCAGATACTAGTGTGTCCGGAGTTTGCACTGATTCAATGCTTAATAAAAACAATTGAGCTTGTATTTGACCTAATTTTTCATAGACAGCATCAATATGTTTTTGTTTTTCGTCGTCACTGACATTGGCCAGTTGTCCAAGTAACCGTTGTAATTTAAAATTTTCCATATTAAATTCAGTTAATTCTTGATAATTTAACGGTCTAAAATTGACAGTTATATCGTTTATGCCTAGCCTATTATCATACTGTTTGTCTGCATAATGTTCAATGACTTTGGTAAGATCTATGTCATATTCGTTTTCAGTTCCGCAGTTTTTGCAAGTGTGGGTAACTGACATAGACTCACCAAAAGAAGCAATTCTAATGGCAGTTAACAGAACGTCAATGTCTAAACTAGGTACAGCATGTGCATCTTTAATATATGAACAACAGCTTTCGATCAGTTTAATAGTAGCTTCACCGTTAAACAGAGCATCAGGCGTTTTCATTAAGATTTCATCCATACCAGTCATAGCATATATTGGCACATTAGAATGATCCCCTGCAAGTGTGCCTTCTTTATAAAATAGACCTTTGCTAGGCAATTGAATGTAAATCTTTGGTTGTCTAAAGTATTTTTGTAATGGATTTCCAGTCATTTTTAATCTCGATAAATATAGTTAGTATTATTTATATACGCAGATTTTAGGAAAAAAATAATGGCTGACATTGACTATAATAAACTTGAGAAAGCCTTTGAAAATGCTTTAAAAAATCGCGGCATCTCAGGCGGTGGTAGTGGCGGCGGATTTACACCTTCAAAAACTGAGTCTGGCAGTCAAACATTAACAACTGCTGATCTTAAGGCGGCAATGGAGAAGGTTAAAGACAATGCTAGCTCTTTTGTTGACACAATTAGCGAAAGCACTAATACATGGCGAGGCTTAAGTAAAACTGGTTCAAATTTTAGTAACGACATTATTGGAATGACCGCAGCAGCACACGAGTCTCGATTGAGTCTCGGCGAGTTTGCTGATGTAGTTGCACAAAACGGAAAAAATCTAGCAGGCCTTGGTGGATCTGTTACAAGAGGTACAGAAGCTTTCGCCAAAGTAAGTAAAGGATTTTTTGAAGGAGATTTTTCAAAACAGCTACAAAATATGGGCTATACTGCTAAAGATCTCAATGAAGTACTAGCAGTTCAACTAGGCACACAGCGAACAACATTTAAAGATACTGAGCAGGGAAGAAAGCAGGCATACGAAAGCGCACAAGCCTTGGCCAAAGAAATGGACATGATTGCTAAACTCACAGGTAAAAATCGTGAGCAGCAGATGGAAGAAGCTAAGAAACGAGCAGCCGACGGGCAGGTAGAAGCAAAGTTAAGATTGATTGGTATCGAACAAGGTGCAGAAGCAGAAGCTGCTGCTCGCGCTGCGTTCCAAAAACAGTTTGCTGAAGCTGAAGCACGAGGTATGGGGCAAATGGCAAAAGAAATGTTTGCCACAGGAACGCTGACCAGTAACGAAGCTGCTACACAATATGCATTAATGGGAGAAGCAGCGCAAAAAACTGGCGATCAGATGAGATTTTTATCTGAAGGAAATATTAAAGCTGCTGAGGCTGCTAGTAAACAGGCAGATGCAGCTAATGCTAAAAATCAAAGAGATCCTACACTATTAAGACTAGCCACACTAGGTGATGCCGCGGGTGTTGCTGGCTCAATCATGAAGAAAAATGTTGAAGATAATATGGCTCTTCATGACAGTGTAATGGCAGTTTCTAAATCAATGAAACCTGGACTGTTAACTAGCACTGAAGATTTTGGCAAAGCATTGACCAAAGTGCGTAATGAAATTGAACTGTCTCGACAAGGTGTAGATGCTAGAGGTCGGCAAGTTAGCGGAGCAACTCAAGGCGTAGTAGCAGCGCAACGAGCTGCTCAAGAAATTAGAGCAGGCGTAGCCGGAGCGGCTATGGCAGAAAATGCTCAAGGAGAGAGCATAGCAGGCGCAGCAAGAAGAACTGGTGTTGCTGCTGCTGAAACATTAGATAGAGTTAGTGGTCCTGGTGGTACACTTGGTGGAAATATTAGACGAGCCGCAGAACGAGGACAACAACCTGTAACAGTAGAACCAAGAGAAGGCGAAGGTGCCTTACAATTGAAAAAACGCCAAGAAGAAGCAGCAGGCGGAATAATAGGCGGTGGCACAAAACTAGCCAGTGAAGCTGCCAATGCAACTGTAACTGCATTAGAAAAAGCAACATTAAAAGTTAAAGTAATTGGAGTACTTCCTGAAACAGATAGAGGAACGGCAACTCCAGCAGCTAGACGCCAAGGCGGCTCACTTGAAATGACTGGCAATATTTTTGAAAATTGGGGCAAAGGTACACTAGTTGAATTACATGGTATGGAAGGTGTAGTAAGACCACAAGATTTAGAAAAACTAGTTGGCATGTCAATGAAATCTATGACAACAGGAATGACTGATTTTGCTAAAGGTATGAACGATTTAGCTAGTACGGAACCAACTACAGAAACACTAGATTTAAATAAAATTTCTAAAGATATTTCTACTACAGTAAGTGCTGCTCCTGGCGCAGGCGCTGCCAGTTCTGCTGATAAAATGTTAGCATCTATAGATGAAGCGATTGCTAAGAAAGAAGAAGCATTGGCCAAAGTTAATAAGATGTTGAACGAAGGCAGTGACGAAGAATTAAATTCAGCATGGGAAGAATTTGAAAAAGCTAAAGAACAATTAACATCGGTAATTGATAGTGCTATGACGGGAATAAGTTCTAGCTTTGAAGGATTAGCTGAAGACTTTGATAATGAATTATTAGACTTTGCCGGCGGACTAGAAGAATTACCAGCACTTGACGAATTTGGCGATTTGGAAGCAGCGATGGTCAAAGTAGCAGCTGATGTTGACACTGAATTTGGTGATCTAGCTGGAGCAATGAAACGTGCTGCCGAAGACATGTACCCAGATACCGAATTTGGAGATCTAGAAGGTGCTATGGCCAAAGTAGCACAAGACGTTGATACAGAATTCGGTGATCTTGCCGGTGCAATGAAACGTGCTGCCGAAGACATGTATCCGGATACAGAATTTGGCGATTTGGAAGCAGCAATGGCCAAAGTAGCAGCTAATGTTGACACTGAATTTGGCGACCTAGAAGGTGCAATGAAAAAAGTAGCTTCTCCTAAAAAAGCGATCAATCCCGAAACGGGAGAAGAATATACTCCTGTAGATGCTGAACCAAAAGCTAAATCATTAGATTTAGGTAAAATTAATTTACCAGGATTTGGCCCGCAACTTAGATCTGCACAGGCAGCAATACCAAAAGCAGTCGAAGAAAAGAAAGCAGGTGAAACCAAAACTAATGAAACTAGGCCTGCGGCAGCAGGAACTGCTGCACCAGCAGCAGCACCAGCAGCAGCACCAGCAGCAGCAGCAGCTGGTAGTAAAGCAGCTACTCTAGATGATGTTGTTAAAAATCTAGAAACATTAAATATGTTTATGGGGAAACTTCTGAGTCAAACTGAAGAGCTTGGTAGAAAACAAATCAACGCAACTAGAGCAAATAGTTCTAATGTGTTAGCGAGATAAAAATGAGCTGGAAAAAATACTTCACACCTGTACCTGTTAATAATTCGCCGTCAAGCCCGTTGACAACAGCTACTTCAAGTAGCATGGGTCCTGCTAGAAAAAATTATTCTAGTTTCCTCCCTGATGTTTATACAGGTGCTCCAAACAGAATTGAACGATATTTGCAATATGATACTATGGATATGGACAGCGAAGTTAATGCTGCCTTAGACATTATTGCTGAATTCTGTAGTCAAAAAAACAGAGAAAACAATACACCATTTCATTTGTTTTTTAAAAGTAAAGCTACTAACTCAGAAATAGCAATCTTAAGAGAGTATCTACAACAGTGGACAAAACTACAACAGTTTGAAACAAGAATATTTCGTATTGTGCGTAATGTATTCAAATACGGTGATTGTTTCTTTATTCGAGATCCTGAAAATAAAAAGTGGGTCTATATTGATCCTGCTAAAATTGTCAAAATTATTGTAAACGAAAGTGAAGGTAAAGAGCCCGAACAGTACGTTATTCGTGATCTAAATCCTAATTTCCAAGATCTTGTAGTAACTACTATTAATCCAAATACTACCAATACTAATAACAGAGGTACTGCCTACGTTGGTGGCGGCCAAGCCGCTAGAGGTATGATTGGTGCATATCCTGCATCAAGTTCTAGCAACAGCCGATTTGAAACACTACAAAATGAACTAGCAATTGAAGCTAAACATGTTATTCATCTAAGTCTAAGCGAAGGTCTTGACAACAACTTTCCGTTTGGTAACAGCTTGTTAGAAAACGTTTTTAAGGTGTTTAAACAGAAAGAATTGTTGGAAGACGCTATACTAATATACCGTATTCAACGTGCTCCGGAGCGTAGAATCTTCTATATTGACGTGGGAAATATGCCTAGTCACTTGGCAATGGGCTTCGTAGAGCGTGTTAAAAACGAAATACATCAACGTCGCATTCCTAGTGCAACCGGTGGCGCTACTAATGTCATTGACAGTGCTTATAATCCGTTATCCATCAATGAAGATTACTTCTTTCCAACAACAGCAGAAGGTCGCGGTAGTAAAGTTGAAACACTTCCAGGCGGTACTAATCTAGGTGAAATTGATGACTTAAAGTATTTTACTAACAAGTTATTCCGTGGTTTAAGAATTCCTTCAAGCTATCTGCCAACTGGTGCAGATGATAGCCAAGCTCAGTATAACGACGGTCGCGTTGGCACAGCATACATTCAAGAACTGCGGTTTAACAACTATTGTATGCGATTACAAAGTTTAATGCAAGATTGTTTCGATCAAGAATTTAAACTTTATCTATACGATCGCGGAGTTAATATTGATTCAAGCCTATTTGAATTAAAGTTCCAACCTCCGCAGAACTTTGCTACATATCGACAAGCAGAGCTTGATAACCAACGTATTAATACATTTGGTACTATTTCACAACAGACTTACATATCTAAACGCTTTGCACTTAAACGTTATCTAGGTCTAAGTGAAGAAGAAATTGCTGAAAACGAACGCTTATGGGCAGAAGAAAACGGCAAAGGTTCTCCTGTAGTAACAGACAGTTCAGGTGAATTGCGAGGTGTGGGTGTAAGTCAAGCTGGTATAGAAAGTGATGCAGCATCTGCAACTGACACAGACGCTCCGCCTGATATGGCAGCAGCACCAGGAGGAGCAGCAGCAACTCCACCAGCCGCAGCAACTCCACCAGCCGCAACAACACCCCCGGCAGCATAAATATTAACATGATACTTCGAGAATTGTTTTATATTGATGACGATGCTAAAAAAATCTCAAACGATTTGAGATATAATCCTAGCCGCGACTCTACATCTTTGTCAAAAGGCGACACACGTAAAACAAGATTAACTCTCAAACAGATAAACGAGCTAAGAAAAGCCTCTGAGCAGCACATCCTCGAACAGGAAAAAGAATTAGAATTTGTTGAGCAAATGTACAAAGCACCAGCTCAACCTGCTGCTTAATATCAAAATTCATTAAAATCACACCATTTTAAGCATATTATTACAATAATATGTAAATATATTTGACAGCCTTGCAACTTAATAGGAGAATAAACATGACTGATCGAAGCAAGTTCGAGCAGATGCTCGAATACCTTATTTCCGAAGAACAGGATAAAGCAAAAGAACTATTTCATCAACTAGTCGTTGAAAAAAGCCGTGAAATCTACGAAGAAATTTTATCTGAAGATTTCAATGAGTCTGCCGAAGACGACGAAGAAATTGAAGAAGTTAAAGACGAAGACGACGAAGAACAAGTTGAAGGTGTAAATCCTGAAACTGGTGAAGAAGACGAAATGGACGAAAACTTCAGCATGGAAGGCGATGACGAAGAAGTTGGCGGAGACGCAACAGACGACTTCATGAGTGACATCGAAGCTGGAGACGAAGAAGGTGACGATATGGAAGGCGAAGGCGATTTAGAAGATCGCGTAGTTGACCTAGAAGACGCACTAGACGACCTAAAAGCTGAATTTGAAAAGCTAATGGGCGGCGAAGAAGACATGGGTGACGAAATGGACGACATGGGCGGTGACGACATGGGCGACATGGGCGACGATGAAGAAGAAATGAAAGACAGCTTCAGCGTTAGCGACAACTTCATGCGTGAATACATTGAAAAAGTAACAACACCTAAGGGTGGAGATGACGGCGTCAATACTAAATCTATTGTAGCTGGTAAGAACAATATGGGCGGAACATCTGCTAATATTGCTAAGGGAGGCGAAGCTAAAGGTGAAGGCACCAAAGGCGGTTTGCTAAACCCAAGTACCAAAGAAGAAAACTTTGGTAACATTAATGTTCCAGGCGGCAATGCTGGTAAAACAGCATTCAAGAAGAAAGAACCTGGTCATGGCGCAGAGAAGAAAGGCGCAGCAGAAAGCGGTGCTGACACAAACAGCCCGTTGAACGGAGCTCCTAAAAGAGCAAAGTAATCAGGTAAGAAGATGAATTACTTACGTGAAAATTTGAGTTTTGATCAAGCGAGAATGGTCGTTGAGTCCGACGGCCAAGACGGCAAAAATCTTTATATGAAAGGTATTTGCATTCAAGGTGGCGTTAGGAATCAAAATCAGCGAGTTTATCCTGTTAATGAAATTGGCAGGGCTGTCAAGACCCTGAACGACCAAATTAGTGGTGGATACTCAGTTTTAGGCGAAGTAGATCATCCAGATGACCTAAGAATCAACCTTGATCGTGTAAGCCATATGATCACAGAAATGTGGATGGATGGCCCAAACGGTTTTGGAAAATTAAAAATCCTACCTACACCTATGGGACAGCTAGTGAAAACTATGCTAGAAAGTGGTGTTAAGTTAGGCGTTAGTTCACGCGGATCCGGAAACGTCAAAGAAGACGGTTCCGGTGAAGTGAGTGATTTTGAGATTATTACGGTAGACGTAGTAGCTCAACCAAGTGCTCCAGGAGCGTATCCTACACCCATTTACGAACACCTCATGAATAATCGTGGCGGTTATAGTAGCCTTCGCATAGCAAAGGAAGTGCAGGGCGACCCTAAGGCGCAAAAATATCTAAAAGAAAGCCTATTAAGAATAATAGGCGGACTCCAATAACGAGGAGAATCACATGTTGGAAGCACTAAAATCTCTGTTTGAAAACAATGTGATTTCTGAAGACGTTAAAGCAGAAATTGAGGCTGCTTGGGAAAAGCGTATTGACGAAAATCGCACACAAGTAACTCAACAACTACGCGAAGAGTTTGCACAACGCTACGAACATGACAAACAAGTTATGGTTGAAGCTATTGATCGTATGTTGGGCGACCAACTACGTGAAGAAATTGCACAATTTGCAGATGATCGTAACCAACTAGCAGAAGCTAAGGCAAAAGTTGTAGCGAAAGCTAAAAAAGATGCCGAGAAAATGAAGGAATTCATTATTCGTCAATTAGCTACTGAAGTTAAAGAGTTACATGAAGATCAAGTGCAAATGGCAGAAAAATTTGGCAAACTTGAACAGTTCGTTGTAGAAGCTTTAGCACAAGAAATCGCCGAGTTCCATACAGACAAGCAAGAACTTGCAGAATCAAAAGTGCGTTTGATTAGAGAAGGCCGCGAGGCTTTTGCAAAAGTCAAAGAACAATTCATCCGTCGTGCAGCAAGCCTAGTAGAATCTACAGTTGAAAAGACTCTAACTACAGAGATCGGACAGCTAAAAGAAGATATCGAAACAGCTCGTCGCAATGACTTTGGACGTAAATTGTTTGAAGCATTTGCTAATGAATATCAAACCAGTTATCTATCAGAGAAATCTGAGACAGCTAAATTGCTCAAGGTTATAGACCAGAAAGAGTTGGCTTTAGCACAAGCTAAGAACGATGCTGCACAAGCACGTCAACTCGCAGAAAGCAAAGAACACGAAGTTAAGGCACTAGTGGAAAGTAAACAGCGTCAAGAAATTATGTCAGAATTACTAGCCCCTCTCGCAAGAGACCAAAAAGCTATTATGACAGAACTCTTAGAAAGCGTTCAAACTACAAAACTACGTGGTAGTTTTGACAAATACTTACCAGCAGTAATTGCCGGTGAACAACCACAAAAACGTAAGGCTCTAGTAGAGGCAAAAGAAATTACAGGAAATAAAATTCCTAACAGCGCAAGTAGTAGCGAGACTGATTCAAACATCATTGAAATTCGTAAGCTCGCTGGATTAAAAATTTAAGGAGAAATTAAATGTCTGAACTACTATCAAGCCGTTGGAACGAGACCAAGGAAGCCCTATTAGAAGGCCTACAAGGCGTTAAGCGTTCAACAATGGCTGTCACATTAGAAAATACTCGCAAGTATCTAGCAGAAAGTGCCACAGCCGGTGCTACTTCCGCTGGTAACGTTGCGACCCTAAACCGCGTGATTCTTCCAGTAATCCGTCGCGTTATGCCAACCGTTATTGCTAACGAACTAGTTGGTGTACAACCAATGACTGGCCCAGTTGGTCAAATCCATACTCTACGTGTTCGCTATGCTGACACACGTTCCGGTGCTGGAGTTGTAGCTGGTGAAGAGGCATTCAGCCCATTTAAGATTGCAGAAAGCTATTCTGGTAATGAAGTCAGTGGCACACCTAAGGCAGCTAATACAGCCGCTCTAGAAGGTGCAGCTGGTAACAGAATGAGCATTCAAATCTTAAAGCAAACTGTTGAAGCTAAGACCCGCAAGCTAAGTGCTCGTTGGACATTCGAAGCTGCACAGGATGCACAAGCTCAGCAAGGTATTGATATCGAAGCTGAAATTATGGCTGCTCTTGCACAAGAGATTACTGCTGAAATCGATCAAGAAGTTCTAAACTCTCTAGGCGTTCTAGCAGGTACAGCTACAGAAACTTACAATCAGGCATTTGTAAGCGGTACAGCTACATTTGTTGGTGACGAGCACGCAGCTCTTGCTGTTCAAATCAACCGTGTTGCTAACTTAATTGCTCAGCGTACACGTCGTGGCGCTGGTAACTGGGCCGTTGTAAGTCCAACAGCATTGACAATTCTACAGTCTGCTACTACTAGCGCATTCGCTCGTACAACAGAAGGTACATTTGAAGCTCCAACAAACACCAAGTTTGTTGGTACATTAAACAATGCAATGAAGATCTATGTAAACACATATGCAACATCTGATGATGTTCTTATTGGTTACAAAGGTGGCTCTGAGAGCGATGCAGCAGCATTCTACTGCCCATACGTTCCTCTAATGAGCTCTGGTGTTGTATTAGATCCATCAACATTTGAACCAGTCGTATCATTTATGACACGTTATGGTTATGTTGAACTAAGCAATACAGCTTCTTCTCTAGGTAACGCAGCTGACTACTTAGGTAAAGTTGCAATCACAACAGCTAACGTTAAGTTTAGCTAATCAACCCTTAAAAGGTTGTTAACAACAAAAAGGGCTCTTAGGAGCCCTTTTTCTTTATCTGATAAATACATAGTCTAAAATGAG